CTTGATAACCTGCGCCGCCGCGTTTGTCATAGATGATGCGATGCTCTTCGCAACTTCTGCCTTTAGCTCACGCATCGCCTCCCCGAGCTCGCGCAACCCGTGAACCGTTGTCGTTGCCATTACGCTGCGATGTCGATCCGCGATCCGGTATTTCGGATAGTCAGTGACCCACGCCAGGAGGTGCCAACAGAAGCAGATTCGCCCATGCTCTGCACAAAGCCTATCTGAATCATCTCTCCGCCTGCGTTCGGCAGGATGATCTTGACCGCTATAGGATCGCCAGTCCGGTCGAACTCCTGCAACGCCGTCTGTATCGCCGTGCGCGGGGCGAACAGGTATTCGATCGAGGTCGTTCCGAAGTCCCGCAAGCCAAGCTCGTAGTCCTTCGCCGTCGAGCAGAGCGAAGTGGTATCGTCCTCTGGCTTCTGTCCTGGCGCTCTGTTGTAGCTCGTGAGTTCGCAGAAGTTCGACAGTTCGGCCGTCTCGATTATGCCGCCGCTCACATAGGCGTCGTATTCGCTCGCGTCCACGTCGGCCAGTGCGAACGTATTAGGCAGCGCATCTATGACGACGAACAATTCGTCGTTCAACTCATCCGGCCCCACGATTCCGGATAGTTTGACCACAGCGCCGTCGACGAGTCCGTGCGCGGTCGAACCGACGACTGGCGGATTCGTCGCGGTGATCGATGTAATCGCCTGGGCAGGCGACTCCGCCACGAAGCCAGTGAGAACGCGGATTTGCGATCCATGGAAACGATAGGACTTAGATGCCGCCATTTTCCCGCTCCTTCAAAATGAAAAACCCGCCAAAGCGGGTCAGGTAGAACTCGGGTAAATCAGATAATCTATTGAACTTCGGTGCGTTCGAGTTTCCTCGTCATACTCGGCCCGCACAGAATCGAGAATCGCTGGCGGAGCGAACGTCTGCATGGTCGTTAGCACGCTAGCCTCCAGCGTCTTCAATGCGCTGTAGCCGCTCGCTTCCGTAACAACGAGGTCTATCTGTATTCGGTACTCTGCCGTCTCCACTCCGCCGTCTCCGCACAGATCAACATTCGGCACGAGGCTCACGACAGAGATCCGCGCGGCTGGCCACACCGGGACGCCGGCAGGCTGAGGGAACACCGATATGTAGGCGCGGTTTGCGACGTGCGGCTTGACTACATCGCGCACGTCCTCTTCGATGCTCAATGGGTTATCCCTCGTTCGTGCCGCGAGACACCGGCATCGTTATCCACTCCCGGCCGCTTCTGTCGTCCGGCAGCACGCCCAATATGTTGTAGATGATCGTCCCGCGCCTGATACGCATCGTCGGGTCGATGCCGTCGATGTACCAGATCTTCACCACCGACTCCGCGCCGCCTAGCGTCTGGTCCTGACCGATAAACTCTCTCGCTGACAGCGGCTTGATGGAAGCCATCACGCGCCGGAACCGCGTCCAGGTAAAGCCGTCTCCCGCTTCGACCTTCTGCTCGATCTCGATCGGGTGCCGCAGCTCTGCCGCTTGCATTATGCGATCTCGAATACGCGGTAAGGCGCGAGCAGAGCGTCTCTGGCATTCTCCATCGCCTTGCGCTCTTCCGGCGTCAGCGGAGACCAATTGAGTTCGACGCCAATCAGGATCGCCTGCTTTATCGGCTCCGGAACATTAGGCTCTGACGGAGACTCGCCGGTAATGTAGCCCGCACGATACTGAATCCGGAATGCGTCCTCTCTTGCATAGAGAGAAGGGTAGGGGTAGCCGTGACCGAACCGCAGAAATCCGTCGTCTGTTACGTAGTAATCCGTGTCCGCCACCACCTGAAGTTCGTTCACCGAGTCGTAAAACGAGACCGATTCGATGGCGATAATGGGCTGGCGCAATAACTGAATGCCATGCGCGTTACTCGACACCGCGTAGCGGCAGGACGGGCCGCTCATCCGCAGCGTCTGCTCGATGAACGCGCGATTCGTGCGGCTCTCCGCGTCCATCCTCGACGCAGTCATAAGCCGCGCGAAGTGGTCATCGTTCTGCGGCGGATCGTGGAGATGGTCATACACCTGCTCGAAAGTGACCGGCTCGATGGCGGGCGGCGTAACTACGGTGAGGTGCATTATTCGACGACGAGCTCGACGCGCCGCTCTAGCGTTCTTCCCAGGCTCGTCAGCACGACCCAGCGCGTTTCGTAAACGACACCACGCACACCGTCGATGATGAACTGCGACACTAATTTACCGATTGCCACAATCCGCTCGATCCCATTCTCCGTTACCGTTACCGCGATCGAATTCACAACGGCGGCACCGGACACGATGGCCGAGGGATTGGCATCCGTGCCGCGGATAACGCCTACCGTAACGGTCGCGCTGACGATGGTTTCCCCGGCAGCTAACGGAGCTGTCGTCCAGTCCGTTCCGGCGTAAAGCCGCTCCGAGGGATGTTTGGTCGGGAAGCCCATTTATTCCGCCGTCCAGTTGCGCGACTCGACTGTCTGCACCCAGCCACGCCATTCAATACCGTGCACCCAGCCACGCGTTTCAACCTGATGCAGCCACTCGGGCGCTGGAAGAACGAATGTGGCAACAGAAACCAATGACGACGAGAAAGTCAGACCCGCAGTTCCGGCAAGCTCGCCGAGCGCCGCGAGCGCCCCTGACGCGTCGATAACAATCTGATCGGACGCGGCAAGCTGCGACAGCGATCCAGCCGTCGAGCCCTGAAACGAAAATACTTGCTCCGCTGTGCCTGCGAGTGCTCCGTCTGCCGTCAGCGCCGCCGCGGTCGTTATTGCTATCCCGGCGTCGCCCGCCAGCGCGTCAGGACCGCTCAGGAACGCCGCACTGGCGAACGCTACATCCGCGCTGCCGACAAGCGCGCCGCCCGCCGATATCCCCGCCTGAGACGTGAACGCTAAGGCTGCTTCACCGGCAATCGGGGCTGCCGCCGTGCCCGTCGCCTGCGGAGCAAATGCGAGATCCGCAGCACCGAGCAGCGCGCCGCTTGCCTGCGCTGTAGCTGCCCCCGCAAATGCAAGGTCAGACGTTCCGCCGGTAAGCCCGGGGCCGCCAATGAACGCTGCGTTCGAAAACTCTAGCGCCGCGGTGCCAGCAAGCGCCCCTGTGGACAGAAGTTGCGCTTGATTCGCAAACGCCGGAGCGGACGATCCGGCTAATGCAGCGGATCCTGCCAACGCAGCGACAGGCGCGAACGCTACGCTCGACGCTGCCGTCAGCACTGCGGTAGCCGTCGCCACGGCCGCGCCCGTAAAGGCGACAGGAGATGCCCCTGCTAACGCCCCGCTCGTCGTTCCTGTTGCCGTCGTGCCAAATGCCGGAGCGCTGACACCGGCCAGCACGCCGACACCAGTCAGCGACGCAGCATTCGCGAACGTGATGCCATCGCTCGCCGACAGCGCTACGGTCGCGCTCAGCGTTGCGGCGTTCGTAAATGCCGGTGCAGATACTCCTACAAGCGTGCCCGACGCGCCAAGCGCGGCAGTATCGGTAAACGCAGGAGTCGAAGCGCCGGCCAGTACGCCGATGACCGGCACATCACGACTACGCGATACGATGACTGGCCGCGTTGTCCCGGCGCGGCCGAATCTCATCCCTTCAGTCCTTGATTAGTGAATCGCCGAGCGATGGACCGCCTGAGACACAACTACGGTCTGGTAGCGCGTCGGCTGCTGAATCGCAGCAACCGTGCCGGTGTTGAAACCATCCCATACGTGCGTGGAAGCATTCGCCTGTGTGAAGTTGTGTCCTTCCAGTCTGGCGCGGATGTTTAGAGACATCGCGCGCGCCTCGGACCAGCGGTTTATCCAATCTCCTGACAGTGGCGGATTGGACGCCGAGGACGGTGCCGTATCCCAGTAAATTTTGTCGTCAGACGTTTCGTGCCTGATGCGGAACCAAGCGTGATCGGCCGGGATGTAAGTGGTAACGAAAATGTCCGATCCGTTGCTTCCCGTAAACGCTATAGAAATGTCATTCTCCACCTTATTTGCGTGGATATTCGTTGGGGCGCTGTCTCCAGCAATCGACCACGCATACGACCCGCCGTCCACAGAGAGACGCAGCGCCGTGTAATCAAAGTCCGTCGATACCTGATCGAAGTCCACGAGCATTGCGTAGACCGCAGAACCCGTCATGTCATACACATTCACCGATGCGACTGCCGGGAAGGAATCCGCTCCAGATGTCGCGGTCAGTTCCATCCGCTGATTCGTCTCAGCGATGGTGCCGCTGCCGCTGCTGACGTCTACCCACTTCGCACCGTCTATGCTGTTGTCGTCAAAGTTGTCCGTGAGGGCCGTCGGCGCGACCTTGGCAACTTCCTCTAGCGCAAGGAAGATGCCCGCCGTATCGCCTGAAACAGCAAGCGTAGGATTCGATGTCTGTCCCGTTGCCGTAACGATGCGAAACTCTCCGCGCACCAGAATCGCCGCCGCGTTGTTGCGCGATCGCGTCGGAGTGATCGCAGTGAAGCTGGTCGATACCGTGATATCGGTCGTGCTGTTCGCTTCCTTCGCCAATCCACGAAAGTAGAGGCGAGAGATAGAGGACAGGCCAGTGAACGCCGAAGAGCCGAACCCGTTGGCGCCCGTCACCTCGCTCGTGATGGAACCTTCTTCTGCCCCGGTACGATTAAGCATCAGCGTGTTGCCGGCACCGACCGTAAACTTATGGAACGAGCAGCACTTATCCGTGAGGTTGCCGGAAAAGTTGACCGTGATCGTAGTGCCGGTGTTGACAGTGCCCGTCGCTTCGAACTTCCACATCGACACCGTTGCGCCGACTGCCGCCGCTGCGGACGGCGCGTTAGTGTATTCCCTTAGCCTGGACCAGAGCCCGGTTCCGCCAGAAGGCAGTACGTGGTTGAGCGAGCTCCCATCAGCTGTTGCGATGTTGTCGCTCGCAACCGTGAGGATGCCGATGTCTCCTGCCGCGAGCGAGTTCGTCACAGTGACGAACGTGAAGGTCGAGTTACTGGTACTGTTTGCGCCTGTACCGAGCGTGCCGACGGCTGCGATTGCCATCTAGGTCGCGTCCGCAAAATCCACAGTGTTATGCGCGACGATCAAAGCACGTGTCTCTGCCGCCTTCGCTTTTGCGGAGGCGTTACCCGGCAGTGGAGTAGCAAAAACGTCTGACTTAGACCGTAACAACGTGTCCTGCTGCACTGTTACTACAGCGGCGGTGATGCACCACTTGGTTCCTGCAAGTTCATCAAACGGAAGCATTCCCCACGGACTGAAGCCAACCTCAGCTAAATACTTCGGCCTGGGCCGCACGCCCATAGGAGTGCTCACGAGCACGACCGGCATCGCGTAGCAATGGGACGCCAAACTTAGATGCGCTCCAGCGTCATCTGCGCCCGCGCATTGACTGTCGCAGGGGCCGTCAATCGAATGACCAGCCCCTCAGCCAAAGCAGTGTCCGGTTCCTGACCCAGCGGGTATTGATAGGCATACAGCCCGCCGTTCGGCGTCAAGTAGAACACGTCTGACACCGTGAGAACCGTTGGCTCCTGGGCGGCAACCCATGAATACGCACCCGTAAAGCCTGCTGTCAGCACGCGCCCGTAGGATTGCCGAATCGTGCAGCTTGTCGATTGCGTGCCGGGCGAGTTAGTGGCGAACGTCGCATAGCAAATCTCACACAACACCGGAACCGCAGACGCCGTGACGCCATCGAAAGCTACCTTGAATCCCTTCAACTGCAAGCCAGAATTAGCATGAGCCTTCGCACCCAAAACGGAACGAGCGGTCGCAGCAGAGAGGGCTACAGCCGCCTCTGTCGTGATCGAATAACCTACTGCAGCCATTTTATCCTCGCGTTACATCAGGACCGCGTTGCGCATCGTGCATCGAGCCAATCACACTCCAGTGCCGTGACACGTCACCAGCCCGGCGCTTTGCTTCCTTCGCGCGCACACGCAGCCACTGTGAGAGTAGCAGCGCGGTTTCGTACGGGAGTTTCACTTGCACGTTCCCGAGCTGCATTGCCACGAGATCGCCTTCGCTGGACACCGCGATGCGATGCTGCTTCAGCAGGTCTCGGCTTACGATCGCGACCATCTAAATTTCCATGCCACGTACGGCCATGCGATCAAGACGAGCACATAGAGCAACTGATTAGGCGCACTACGCGCCCATTCGTAGAGGCTCCGTTCTCGGTTGTCTACAGCGGCTAGGACGCCACATCCGAGAATGATCCAACCGCCAAACGCAAGGACGATATCAATCGTGAGCATCAGTGCAGTTCCCCTAGTCGACCGTTTGCTGCTTGAGCAGGCCGCTCATTTCGGGCCTTCTACGAGTTCGCCCAGCCCTGCCTTTACCCATTTATCCGCGCTGGCCTCGTGCATCGTGACTACGATCCCAGCTCGATACTCCGTTACGACCTTCTTGACGGTCAGTCGCGTGGGATCATCCGCATCAGGAATATGAACCGTTTTCATAACCGTTTTGAGTTTAGGACGTTGTCCGCTCGCATCGCGAGGACCGTCTGCTTTGAATTCCGTACCGCCTTCAGCCACATCCTTCAGCAATTTCACATAAACCATTTCCACGCCTCCTTAACAGAACTAGTGCCTAGTCTAGAGACACGTCGAGCGCTCCTGCGGCGAAAGACGGAGTAACGCCGTTGGACACCGCCAAGCTTGCCGTAAGCGTGCCGTAGAGGAACAGATTGCCAGCTCCGGACGTTGCGGACCCAAGCCCGAAGTGCGTAAGCGTGGCGCCCGTAGCGCCGCACGTCGGATACCCGATCGCGTTATCGTTGTCTGCAGTGTTGCCTGTCACGGTCCACTGCGTCGTATTGCGCGCTTCATCCTGCCGCGCATAGTTCGTGTACACGGTCTCGCTCGTCGTCTGGTCCCCGGTCTCTCCAGGGGTCCCCGTATGGAGCGAAATCCAGAACACGCCGGCAGTAGTCGATCCGCGAAGCCCCGTAGCATCTCCGACGTTCGCGGCATCGACGTTCGTGAACAGAAGACCGAGCAAACTCGTCTCGAAAAGATTCGTCGCTGACATTGTTTAACTCCTAAAAATTAGGCGTGCGGCGGGACCGCCAGCAGTTCAATCTCTCTATCGACGTGCGGCAACATCACTTCGCCGAGCCTCCTGCGCTCGTCGTGCGGCAGGATGAGCAGTC